ATGTCGGAATTGCTGCACGGCAGGGTAGCAATCATGTATTTGAACTATATCGTGATGTTACCCGCATGATGAATGCCTATGCTTATGATACACAGATGTTACGGGAACTTGGCGTACAGATGGGTCGTGTTCCGGTTATGGAAGACTTCGATTTAACACTCCAACTATTGCGAAAAGGATATCCTAATAGAGTAACATACCAATATGTCTGGAATCAACGTGGTAGTGGTGCAATAGGAGGCTGTAGCAGCTATCGTACTCCTGAAATGCAAACGGAAGCTGCACAGAAGTTGAAAGCATTACATCCTTCATTTGTATCTGTCGTAACTAAATCTACTGGTACAGTATGGAAAGATATGGAAGAGCGTAGTGACGTTATAGTCCAATGGCAGAAAGCATATGAGGAGGGACAACGTGCACGTAATCACAGTCCGCAACGTGCGTGATGCTCTGTTGCAATCAGTCCGCTATCTGACAGACTATGGCAATAAGGAGCAGACCCGCATTGGTCAAGCACTAGTTGCACCTCAACCAGTTAGTATCCATTATCTGTATCCCAAAGAACATGTCCTAGTTAACCCTGACCGAGATGCTAATCCCTTTTTCCACTTGATGGAAGCTATGTGGATGTTAGCCGGTAGGGATGACGCGGCGTTTCTAGACCATTACATATCATACTTCAGTAAGATGTTTGCTAAAGATGGTATAGTGATGGATGCCTATGGGCAACGCTGGCGACATGGTCTAAAGTACAATCAGCTTGATGAGATTGTAAACCAATTAAGGAAAGAGCCCAACTCCCGGCAAGCGGTCTTGCAGATGTGGGGAGCTGGCAGAGATGATCTAAGGGCCTATTCCAGCAAGCCGTGTAATCTGGTTGTAACTTTCCGTATCCAAGTCCGTGGAACCCCTATAGGTGAAGTAGACTGTTTAGATATGGCTGTTATAAACAGATCGAATGATTTGATATGGGGATGCTGTGGCGCGAATGCTGTGCATTTCCCAATATTGCAAGAGTATATGGCCGCGCGTATCGGTGTCGAGCTAGGTGAGTATTGGCAAATATCTACTAATCTACATTTATATGAACATCATTATGAAATGGCTAAGAAGATAGAACCTGTGCCAGCCTCTTCTGCTTATGAACCCACAGTGCCTCTTGTGAAATATGCGAAGACATTTGACCAGGAGCTATTGGGAGTCATGGACTTTATTGATCAGATGCATAAGGGTTTTAATCCAAGGGTAAATGCTGATATTTCTAATCCATTTTTGAGTAGGACAGTTGTGCGTATGGCGATAGCACATTATCTCCATAAACGGGGTAGTAAGTTCGATGCTATGGATATTGTTGAAACTGTAGAAGCAGAGGATTGGCGACGTGCAGGAAAAGAATGGTTGGAGCGGCGCTATGTCAACAGAGAATGATGACGAGTGTGTGCGGCTAGACACACGTTTAGCAGGTCAGGTTCGTAGATATCACACATGGCCTATTGTTGGTCAGCAAACGATTGCTGATCATTGTTGGCAATTGATGAGAATCTACTTAGCTGTTGTGATAAGACCAGATGTGCATATGGTTCAACATATTATGTTTCATGATGTTGGAGAACACTTTACTGGAGATGTACCATACCCAGTAAAGAGAGACAACCCAACCTTAAAAATAGAAATGGAATTCTTAGAACTACGTTCTCAAGCCCAACAACTTCAATATTGGGATTCCTTTAAACCTATCGCCTTATTACCAGATGAACAAAAACTGTTTAAACAAATTGAACTTATTGAGATGGCTGAGTTTGGTTTAGATCAGGTCTGTCTTGGCAATAGCCATGGTATGATAATCGCTGATAGATGCCTCCGATCTGTGTATGAGAATAAACCTTGCGCAGGTCTTGCTAAATATGTCGGTAGAAGATTGATATTGTTTTATAGACAGTGGCGTGGTGGACTTGCCGAAGATACAGATGAAGATTGGTGGTTCGAAGCAAATTGGGAGAACCTTCATGCTAACGGTAAATCAGAAGCAAGTGGGCGGGACCCACTATAGGGCAGAATATCAGCATTGGGATTTAGTTATCATCCTAGGAATGGGATATCTTGAGGGCTGCTCCACTAAATATGTAACTCGATGGCGCAAAGCTGAAGGGATGATGGACCTGCAAAAGGGTCAACACTATCTTGAAAAGCTCACAGATGTCTATGATATCTATGATATTTCCATAAATAGACCACCAGCAGAAAGGATGGAACAAGAAATAAATAAGTTCGCTATAGCAAATAGCCTATTGCCGGATGAACAGAACTACGTCCACCTTCTTGCTGCCTTTGAAACCAAAGATGACTTGAGAAAAGCTATGCAAATTTTGCATAGGATAATCGCCATGGCAGAGGCACAAGCATTGACAAAAGCAAGGAATGAACCAACATGGCCTGGAACCCCGGAAGATGGTGGTCATCATGATCAGGAATAGGGAATATACACATCAAGAAGGCCCCTACGCTATCCAGATCGAATTTTGTGAAGGATGCAATCTGCGTTGTAACTTCTGCGGATTACAAGGCATACGTTCTGCAGAAGAACAGGGCAGGAACTATAAGTTTATGACACATGAAACACTAACTCACATCATGGTTGGTATCGGTGTGGCTGGTTGGAACCCCCGTGTCGAGTTTGCTATGCATGGTGAGCCAACCATGCACCCTGATTATATTGGGATGGTAGAAACTGCTCGGTCATTAGCTCCCCAGTTCCAGCTTATGATGACCTCGAATGGTGGCGGTCTGTTACGAAAGCCTGGACCCATTGACAATATCAATAATCTATTTTCGTCAGGGCTGAATGTCTTGGCACTAGATGATTATGTCGGTGTCGGTTATATACCCAAGATCCGTCGAGCCTTAGCTGAACGTGAACCCATGTTTCCAGTATATGAATACCCGTTGCATAAAGAAGGGAACCCACATCAGAGACATCCTGTGTCACATCATATGCTTACCTTCCTAGAAGATGTTACCATTACATCTAAAGGTACGCATTCTGTCTTAACTAATCACGCCGGGTGTGGTTCGAAGGCTTTAGATAAGCCTTTGAATCAACGGTGTGCTAAGCCATTCCGTGAGTTGAGTGTGCGGTGGGATGGTAGCATAGCCCTCTGCTGTAATGATTGGAGAGGGCATTACAAATGTGGGAATGTAAATGAGAACCATATTGAAGATATATGGAATGGTCCTGCCTTCAGTGCTGCCAGAGAAATACTAATGACAGGTAGCCGGGGGACTATTGGGGTCTGTTCTCGCTGTGATTATAAGACTTATCGTAATGGTTTGCTTCCCGATAAGTATGGGAAAGTGAAGTTATTAGAACCTGATATACAGACATTTGCTGATGCAAAAGAGGCAGAAGCAGGGGCTCCTTACACTGAGCCAAGGCTTACGGATTGGGGGCATTAGTGAGACCACAAATGGCCGTACAGAAGCTTCAAGGGTGGGTGCTGCTAGGCTACCGGGCACCACCCAGAAACGCACCAGCGCGTCCCGCTGGCCTTCCTGGAAGCATCCCAACCATGGGGTTAGGGCATGGTTAGTAAGGGCCTGAAATCACCAGACCAACTCCCACTATTCACTCCAGATAGCGAATGGGTACGACCTTCTGAGCTACCTGATTTGTCACTGGAAACAGAGGTTGCTATCGATGTGGAAACACGCGATGACTTGCTGGCAAAGGATAAGGGGCCAGGATTTTACCAGTACGAAAGAGCCAATTCGCATACGGGATTTATTAGTGGCATCTCCGCGGCATGGCGAGAGCATTCCGTGTATATACCATTACAACATTACGAAACAGACTGTTTCGATCTTAATCAAGTCAGAGACTGGCTCAGAAGTCTTGCCTCTCAACATAGAACAAGGTTCATTTTTCATAACTTTCAGTATGACTGGGGATGGATCCAAGCAGTTTTCAATATACCACCTCCACAACTGCTTGACGATACCGCCGCAATGGCATCTATGTTAGATGAAAACCAAACCTCATTCAGCTTGGATGATCTTTGTGCGTGGCAAGATCTCCCTGGTAAAGATGAGACATTGCTGAACGCTGCTCTTCTGGCTTATGGTGGCAAAGGCAAGGAAGATCTCTGGCGATTACCCGGTAGATTTGTAGGTCCGTATGGTGCACAAGATGCGACTGCAACATTGGAGCTAGCAAAGAAGTTGTATCCACAGTTAATAGCAGAAGGATTGGAAGAAGCATACCAAGTAGAGCGTGATTTATTGCCGGTGACGTTGGCAATGAAGCAACGAGGGATCCGTGTTGATATAGATAAAACTAAGCAGATACATGATGATATAAAGAAGAAGTGTGATGAAGACCTTATTCAACTCAGTAGTGCATTAGGTGAAAGAGTTACAATTAAAGAGATACGTGCCAGCCGGTGGATAAAGGAAAAGTTTGAAGAGAAGGGATTGTGGTATCCTAAGACGTTACCTAGTGAAACCTTTAAGGATGGACAAGCCAGTTTCGAAAAGACTTTCATGGCAAACCATCCAAACTGGATGCCACGCGCTATCTACAATATCAAACATCAACATGAGTTAGCTGATAAGTTTTTAAGAAAGTTTATTTTAGATCATCAACATAAAGGTAGAGTGTACCCTTCCGTTAATCAATTTAGAAGTGAGGCAGGTGGGGCTCGATCACATCGCTTTAGCTATTCTAACCCTGCCCTACAACAGATGCCAAGTAGGGATGATAAGTATGCTCCACTTATTAGATCCTGCTTTATACCAGAAGATGGTGAACAATGGGCCAGCATCGATTATCGGCAACAAGAATATAGACTCATTGTTTTCGTAGCAGAGCAGAATAATTGCAAGAAAGCCAAGGAGGCTGCTGATAGGTATCGACAGGATCCTGATACTGATTTCCACAGCTACGTGGCTGAAATAACCCGGCTAGAACGACGTCGAGCTAAGGATGTAAACTTTGCGACAAGTTATGGTGCCGGTCTATCAAAGTTTATGGAAATGACAGGTTTGGATGAAAAAGAAGCACGTTCTATAATGGAGACGTATTATAGAGAACTACCATTTGTCCGTGAAGTATCAAATTTATATCAGAACTTTGCCCAAGAAAATGGTTATATTGTGATGCTAGATAAAGCACGTAATCATTTCAATTTATGGGAACCAATATATAGGGACTTTGCTAAGGAACAAGCATGTAAGAAAAATAATCCAGCTATTGGTGTGACTCCTTGTAGTGGGAAGGAAGCTAAGGCACGGCAAAAGGATCCAAAACATCCTTGGTATTACGAACGGATGAAACGTGCCTTTACTCACAAAGCATTTAATAGAGTGATCCAAGGCACGGCGGCGCGGCAGATTAAGAAGGCCATGGTTCTGATTAATCAAGCTGGATATAGTATACTTCTACAGATTCATGATGAACTTGGTTTCAGCTTCGCTGATCCAAGGGCTGCATCAGATTGTGCCCACATTATGGAAGAGGCTATGCCTCAAATCACAATTCCAATGTTGACAGATATAAAGATAGGTTCAAGCTGGGGAGATCTAAAAAAATAATTTCAGTCGGGGGCTTGCATTCGGGCTGAACATATGCTATACATGAATTCGGTTTAACCAGAAGGAGGATAATATGACTGACCCTACACATGCTACTGGCCCTGGATCTGCTTCGCAGGAGCCGGTGGAAGGAAAAAAGAAGACTCCCAAAGTCAAGGCTGCAAAGCCCGAAGCAACTAATGGTGAAGATGCCCCAAAGACTCCCCGCCCTCGGCTCCCCAAGTTTCCAGATGAGCATTTAATTACGGTTCTGAAGCCGGGTTCCAAGTCAACTACGGCTGCTGAACGGTTCAATCAGTACCGTACTGGCATGACCGTTAAGGAATATGTAGACACTATGAGCAAGGATCCCTGGAATCGGGCTGTTGCTATGGTCTATGCAGACCTTCGCTGGGACTTTGATGAGAAGCGCCAGTTCATCCACATTGGCCCGACGGTTGTGGATGTGCCACCTCCGCCTCCTCCCAAGGAGAAAAAGGCGAAGAAGGCCAAGCCGGAAGTGGTTGGCGGTACCGAACATCAGGCTTCTGCTTAAGTTTCTTGCCCCCTGTCTGGCTCATCAGATAGGGGGATTTTTTAACAGTCAGCTATGGATAAGATCATGAAACTTATCGTAGTAGATACAGAAACCTCCGATCTCCCAGAGCGTGGCGGGCAGCTTCTAGAGTTAGCTTGGATGACCTTAAAGGATCCAGACTGGAAGATTACGTCTGCCTATGAAACCTACGTGCAATATTCTGGGCCTATTGACCCACGCGCTCAAGCCAGCCATCATATTCGTGCTGACTGCTTAACTGCTGAACGTGGAGCCATTACTCGTGAAAAAGCCATTATACACTTACTTAATGAGATTGAGCCTGATAGCTATATCGTGGCTCATAATGTGGATTTTGATTCTAAGCTTTTACCCGAGGTATCTCGACCTTGGGTCTGCACCTACAGAATCTCTAAACACATATGGCCAGAAGCTCCAGCACACAGCAATCAGGTTCTACGTTACTGGCTTGGCGTGAAGCCTGATTTGTCAATGGCTCCATCTATTAAAAGTCGTCAGCCGCATCAAGCTCTGTATGATGTTGCGACTACAGTCGGAATATTACAAAAGATGCTAGAGCAACATTCTCCAGAAGAACTTTATAAGATAACTGTAGGTCCACACCTTTTAAAGGCTATCACCTTTGGGAAGCATAAGGGCACGAATTTTACAGACATTCCAATAGATTATCTGATGTGGCTCAGAGGGCAGCCAGAACTTGAACGTGACCTAAAGTTTACGTTAGACTCTATCCTTCAGCAGGGAGCCCCATCATGACAAGTCCTTTATTGTGTGCACCTCAGGTCACATATAGCCGTGTCGTAAACAAACTCTATGTCAACAAAGCTCCCTATGCCGGTGATTCAGCGAACCCCAGTTCGTTACGAGCTTGGAAGACTAATCCATTAACAAAAAATGCTGGTCCAAAACATAAGGCGAAGCAACCTTAT